TGTCCTAAGATCCTTCTTCGTGATCTGTATGAAGACGTACAACTTCATCATCAACAACTTGATTTTGTTCGATGAAGCAATTTACAACTTCATTGTATGGGACAATAACGGCACTTTTGTTTCCGTGCCTTAGAATAAAAGATTCTCCGCTTTCCACCCTATTCATTAGCACATCAAAATTTTTTTGAAATTCTTCAACAGTAAACGATTGAAGTTGATTAATTTCTTGTGTCATTCCTTTTCTTTTGAATGTATGTACATAATACCAGCAAACGGAATGATTGTCAATCCACATCCACAAAGAAAAAGAAAAAATTGATTGGCAGCAAGTTTTTCTACGATATGAAACATATTATCTCCAAGAAAAGTGTGTAATAGGTAATTCTTTCATTGTGGATATGCGTGTGTAAGTCCCCAGATTATTAATATTCCAATTAAACCAAAAATAGTCAGTGCTGTATATATGCGGTCATTCATCTTCTTCGTCCTCGTAGGTAGATGGTTCTTCAAAGAGTTCTTCCATTTTTTGTTTAAGAACTCTTTGTTGAAGTTCTTCTATATCTTCGTCTGTGAATCGTATCACAAGTAATGGGTCTCCTGCTTTAACGTCATTTAACTCCGGATGTTTTACTTTTGGACTTTTTGAGTATCCCTGATGAGCATTCATAATCATCCAACCCTGAACAAACATTGATAAGGCAATTATCAAAAGAATAAACCAAGGAACCAAAAAAATTAGTTCAAAGTAATTTTGAGCCATGGTAGTAAAGGTGGAATAACACCCACTAATCGGAGGAGTCCTTCAGCAAATAAAGCAAGAACCACCCAACCGACGCACATACTAATGATAGAAGCATTACGGTTGTGTCGTCGTATTGCTGCATCAATCATCTCCTGAACTTCTGAGCGTGTAATAAACTCTTCCTGTTCTTCCATCATTTCTCATCTCCAAGAAATTTGGCAAGGGGATCTTTTCTGGTTTTAACTATTTCAACTGCTCTTTTATAGAACATATTATCAGTGTTACCAGATTCCTCAAATGTTGCCTTGATCTTCACCCAATTATCATAGGTGTGCTGATCCATTTTTTTGATTCGTAGTACTACTATATACTAATCTTGAATCTTTGAACGTCAATAATTTGTGTTCATTCGATAACAGTGTTTAAGAAAATATTAAATTTTTACCGCACCTCAAAATCAAGTTTTCTAACTTTACGTTGGCGTCTTGCCTCTTGCCACATAATATCTTGTGATGTTAAAACGTTTGTTTTTTGATGTTGCTTTAACGAATTTAACATTACAATTTGAGATAAGTCGTTTGCAGAAATCTTATCTCCCCGAATTGTTGCCATATTTGGACAACCACAAGTTACTGTTTTTGTTGGATGTCCTTCTAACTCCTTGTTACAGGAACGACATCTAATCTTTAAGTTTTCCATAATCTTAATTATTCTTCTGTGGTTTCTTCAACTTCAAAGTTTTCTTCTATAATTTCTTCCTCTTGTAGTTCTGGTTCCACAATTTCTTCTTCAACTTTTTTCATTCCAGTATCTGTGAATGAACGAAGCATCCAAACAAATTTACCGTGAGATTCCATCAAGTCTTGAACTAGATTTGCGGTGGCATATGACCTTTGTTCTTCTGATTCTTCTGATATTTTACTCATCATATCACAAAAATCAATATTTGACTGAAGAAGATCTGAAATCATACTTTCAGCATTTGCAGAACTTGATGCTTCTTTAATCTTAGAAACTTCAAGGACACGAGTTAAACTGCTCAAAGGTTTTACATTTAAGTATCTCATATGCTCTGACAGTCTATCAAGTTCTTCAAACATAGTCTCATATTGACCACCAAAAAGAGTATGAAGTTGTTGGAAATCTTTTCCAACAACATTCCAGTGATAGACCCAAGTTTTATGAAATAGAACAAAAAGTGATGCCTGAGCATCACTTAAGAGTTTAAATAGTTTTTCCATTATACTCTTTTTTGAATATTTATGCAATTTTAAGAAAAGAGCGGGTAACCGGAATCGAACCGGTGACTCCAACTTGGAAGGATGGCATTTTACCCCTAAACTATACCCGCATTTATGATGACATAAGTGTAATATATCTCATAAGGATATATCAGGGACTTATGCTCTATCGTTATTATATAGTAACAAACTTTTGGAAGTTTGTCAAGCACCCTGAGAGAGATTTGAACTCCCGTCTTCTTCGTTCGTAGCGAAGCACTCTTCCACTGAGTTACCAGGGCATAGGCGAAGGGATAGGGACTTGAACCCTAACTAGAACTTTTGGAGAGTCCCGTGCTACCAATTACACCATCCCAACGTGCTAGTAAAGGTGGAATCGAACCACTCAAACCTTGTATACAGGTTGCCTGTCCAGACTTACTACATTTGATCAAATGATCCACTACGTCTAGTGGAATACCGAAGGTGGGGGTCGAACCCACAACATATCGTTTTTGAGACGATCACCTCTACCAGATTGGATCACTTCGGCATATGTCCGTGGCGGGATTCGAACCCGCACTGTATAGATTTTAAGTCTATTGCCTCCTGCCGGTTGCGCTACACGGACATAATGGGCGTGAGAGGACTCGAACCTCCACTGTATAGATCCTAAGTCTATTGCCTCCTACCAATTGCGCTACACGCCCATTAAAGATTGAACAATATGATTGCTCAATCATTTATCCAAGACATTACCTCATCAAAAAGAATCGGACGAAAATTAGTATGCTCAACACATACACATTGATATCTTTTATCAATGTTTCCGAACATATTCTTCACTCTATTTGAATGAAGATGTCCATGAATATTTACACCGAATCTATCAAGTTGAGATTCATGAACCGGAACATGACTTAGAATCATGTTGTTTAGAATATGATATGCACGAATATCATAAAAATGTTCGGCATATTCACTTAGTCTAAAAATGTCATGATTGCCTTTAATGAGACACTTTCTTCCGTTTAGTTTGGAAGCAGTTCCCATTGCTCTGCGATTGATTACATAATCACCAAGATGATAAACTTTATCATTCGGTGAAACGGTTTCGTTCCAATAATCAATCATTGCTTCATCCATTTCATCGGGATGATTCCAAGGACGAAGTTTTTCCCCATCTTCTCTGAGGAACTTACACACACCATGATGTCCAAAGTGTGTGTCAGATACCAGAAATACTCTAGATCTACTCATTTTTTTGTCTAAGGTGTGTTTGTTTATTCCCATAGTATAGCAAAGAAAACTTGATAATTCCTATGAGTTGTGCCAGTTTGGGAACTGGCAATGTCCGTGAGTGGATTCGAACCACCGACAAATAGATCCTTAGTCTATTGCCTCTTCCGCTGGGCTACACGGACAAGTTCCAGAACTAGGATTCGAACCTAGACGTACACCTTCAAAGGGTGCTGACCTGCCAGTTAGTCGATTCTGGAGTAGGAGTTCAGGGTGGGATTTGAAAATATATAAATAATTATATACATTAACTATTTAAATGAAAGTCAACTGTATTCATTGCAATATATTGTTTGATAAAAAAGAATATGATGTAAAAAGAAGAAATGGAAAAGTTTTTTGTTCTAAAAAATGTTACTATGACTATTTGAAAAGAGATAGTAAAGTAAAGTGTAAAAATTGCAATAAAGAATGCTTCAAATCTCCAAAAGAGCAACTAAAAACAAAAAATAATTTTTGCTCTAAAAGTTGTTCAGCAACATACAATAACAAAAATAAAACTCACGGAATCAGAGTATCAAAATTAGAAAAGTTTTTACAAGAAAATCTTTCAAAGAAATATTCCTACAAGTTTCATTTTAATCGTAAAGATGCAATTAATTCTGAACTAGACATCTATATACCAGAACTTAGGTTAGCATTTGAACTTAATGGAATTTTTCATTATGAACCAATATATGGTCCAGAAAAATTAAATAAAATACAAAATAATGATAATCGTAAGTTCCAGGCATGTCTAGAACAAGGAATTGAACTTTGCATAATTGATACTTCTTGGATAAAATACAACACTTTACCTAGAATGAATAAAATATTAGATATTGTTGAAGATGTTATAAAAAAATCTTCGTCCAATATCCAAAGTTCCAGGTCAGAATCGAACTGACGATAAGAGTTTTGCAGACTCTTGCCTTACCACTTGGCGACTGGAACAGAGAGCCCCAGATCGGATTTGAACCAACGACCTATCGCTTACAAGGCGATTGCACTACCACTGTGCTACTGAGGCGGGGTGTAGGACGGGACTTGAACCCGCATAAACTAGATCCACAATCTAGCGCATTTGCCAATTATGCTACCTACACAGTGGCTGTAGGTGGAATTGAACCACCGACGACTTCCTTATGAGAGAAGCGTTCTACCAACTGAACTATACAACCTGGCGGAGAGTAGAGGATTCGAACCTCTGGGCCAGTCTATGTTGACCACAATCTTTCCAAGATTGCACCATTAACCACTCGGACAACTCTCCAAGGCGGAAGTGACTGGATTTGAACCAGTGGTGCCTATTACTAGACACGGAATCTTAGCAGGATTCTGCAATAAACCGGACTCTGCCACACTTCCTTGTTTGGGAAAAGATGGAATCGAACCACCATTGCCAAAGGACGGAATCGAACCGTCTCTAACACCGTCGTGCCCACCACCAAGGTGCTTTCCCAATGGGTCCAACTGGATTTGAACCAGTGTCTTCGCACTTGTAAGGAGCGCACTCTACCACTGAGTTATAGACCCATTATAAGTTCCTCATAAAGAGGAATAGGAATGATCGGACTTGAACCGATGATCTCACGGTTATCAGCCGTGTGCATTAACCAACTATGCTACATTCCTGAGGTGGGAACACACAGAATTGAACTGTGACCTCATGTTCTTCACACATACGTGCCGACCAACCTACACCATGTTCCCACACGTTACAGTCTATACGTTATAGACCTTTAACCGACGTAAGTAAAATCGGTTGGAGTTTTACTAGTATTCTCCAATCGGGAAATTCGGATTTGAACCGAAATTATTCCTGCTCCCAAAGCAGGTGCCATGACCAAGTTAGGCGATTTCCCGTTAAAGTACCAAACCTTATTTCTCCTGTACTCAGGAGTCTACGAATGGAAGAGGAGAAAACCTCCAAAGTTTGTCCAGCACTTGTTATGCCTTATAAGAAAGGCAACTCCCCCGGCAAGATTCGAACTTGCGACAAATCGGTTAACAGCCGACGACTCTACCGCTGAGCTACAAGGGAATGGGAGCGAAGGGTGGAATTGAACCACCTACCTGAAGCTTATGAGACTTCTGTGCAACCG